CAAAAATCGTTTCGTGGGAAGCGACTGTGCGCAAATGGATGAATAATGCATTTACATTTGAAAAAAATAAAAACCAAAATCAATATGGAAAACAACCAAATACAACAGCAAACAGCATTGCACAAGCTAACCAACTTCTCACCGAAGCAATCGCTATCAGTCGCGCACGCGATGCAGCAGGAAAAACTCAGTCTACTTCGGAAGGTTGACAAGGAACTAACCAAAGTCGCAGTCATGTCATTGCTTGCCCGGTGCGTGCAGCTGGTCAATGTGCAGAACACCATGAACAGCTTGCAGATTGAATTTTGCGCTGAGCAAATCATGGACAAGATGTGGATGTATTCACTTGAAGAACTGCAAATCATTTTTGATAACGGTGCCATTGGTAAGTACGGCACGTTGTTCAATCGTATTGATCCAGCTACGGTGCTCGCATGGTTTCCACTTTATGATCAAGAAAGGCAAGTTGTAAGTGATGCAATCAATGAAAGTAAGAAGCAGCAGAACAACATATACGAAATGTTCCAGCATCCGCAAATCATGGATGCGATGCAACAGGCAGCGGATAAGTTAAGCATCAAAGAAGAACCGGTGCGCGAAGTAAAAAGGGAAAAACCTGCGCAGATTGAGATTGCACTCATGCGCGAATACGATGCGCTGCCACAATGGGACAACGACATGCGCTTCCGGGTGTACAAAAACAAGCCGTATCAGTTTACGGAATACAGGCAGGAACGTTATAAGGAACTAATTGAAACGCAAAATGAATACTGATATGAAAAAGCAAACAGCAGTAGAGTGGTACGAAAATGAAATCAATATTTTAATTGAAAAATATGAAAATCAAGAAATTTCAAAAAGTGATTTTATAGTGATGAAGCATAATCTTTTTTATCCTGCGAAAGCAATGGAGAAGGAGCAGATTGTTGATGCTTATAATTCTGCAAGAAATGACCATCACCAAATGTATTTTGCAGAAGAATACTACAACGAAACATACGGAGGTGACAAATGAAGTATTGTACTGAGTGTAAAGAAAGAGTCGCAAACCATAATATTTATAAGTGGTGGGAAACGCCAAGTCATAGACATTTATGCTGTAGCTGCTATGTACATGAAGGTAATGTACCAAGTACATGGCATCCATTATGCATGAGTACATATAAAAAAATAAAAAAAGAAGATGACAAATGAAGTACGATCAACAGAAAGAAGTCGAGCTGCTACGGAAGTTGTTTGTGTTGACAGCACGCAGGAGTATGCGCCCTGCAATGAGCGATAATCTAACAATGCGTCTTATCTTTGAAGAATTACATTTGCTAACTGATAAAGACGAATACAAGTTATGACTATCGGTGAACTGTGGGATGCATTGGCACAATACCCGGATGAAACAGAAGTGTACATCGGGTATATTGATGGGCACAGCATCCAGCAACTAAACTTTGATGTAGTAATAACAACAGAGTTTGGCGGCAAGAAGACAGTATCACTGATGTACGAAGACATCAACATCATAAATAATTAAATACAATGAGCAATTACCAAATGCAAGAAGGGCAGTTCACCCTATTCAAGAACAACAAGACAACCAACAACGCACCTGAATACACAGGTGAAATCATGGTGAATGGAAAGAAGATGCGACTGGCTGCATGGGTTAAGGAAGGCAAGAGCGGCAAATTCTTTTCTGGTAAAATGAGTGAGCCAATCGTAAAACGTGACGAACAACAAGACGAACCATCAGGAGATTTACCATTCTAATGAACCTGCCTATCCTACCTGAAGACAAAGCTAACCATGCGCTGTATGGCTTAGTCATTTATGCACTTTCTGCATCTTTGTTCGCTCCACCTTTTGCGATGGTGGCTGTGTTTGCCTGCGCGATAAGTAAAGAATTGTACGATTCTGTGCTGAAGGAAAAAGCGTTTAGCAATGCAGACATGATAGCCACACTGTGCGGTGGTTTGGTTGGAATGTACATCGGTTTGTTTACATGATAGAATACCTGCCTAAACAGAAGGAAGCATTGCGTGTGCTGGGTAACTCACACCCGGCACGTGTTGTGCTTTTCGGTGGTGCGGCAGGGGGCTCAAAATCTTTTATCGGTTGTGCATGGCAAATAAGCCGCAGGTTTAAATATCCGGGTACACGCGGTTTGATAGGTAGAAGTAAACTCGATACGCTAAAGAAGACCACGTTAAAGACATTCTTTGAAGTAGCGCACATGTTAGGACTTGCACCGAATGAGCACTACACAATCAACAATCAAACGCACGTTATTACTTTTGCTAATGGCAGCGAAATAATCTTAAAGGATTTGTTTGCCTATCCAAGTGATCCTGAATTTCACTCATTAGGTGGTTTGGAATTGACAGATGCGTATGTGGATGAAGCTGCGCAGGTAAGTAAACGAGCAATAGACATTCTTCAGTCGCGCATTCGTTTTAAGCTACGCGAATTTGATTTGCCGCCCAAGATGCTACTCACTTGCAATCCGTCCAAAGGTTGGCTTTACAATGAGTTTTATGCACCGCATAAGATGGACAACCTGCCACAGCATCTTGCATTCATTCCATCGCTGCCAACAGACAACCCACATCTACCTGAAAGCTACATCGAAACGTTGGAACGTTTGCCCGAAATAGACAGGCGAAGACTATTGTATGGTGATTGGGAATATGACGAAAGCGTAGATAACCTATATCAGTATGACGATTTAGTGCGTTGCTTCCGGGATGAAGAAGCAAAAGGTGAAAAGTATATAAGTGCCGATATTGCGCGACTTGGAAAAGACCGTAGTGTCATTTGCGTGTGGCATGGATTGCACCTGATTGAGATTCACGAACTGCGAAAGCAACCTATCACAACAGTAGTCACTACCATTCGCCAGCTATGTGATAGGCATGGCATCAAATTGAGTAATGTGATCTGTGATGAAGATGGGGTCGGAGGGGGTGCGGTCGATGCGCTCCGTTGCAGGGGCTTTCTTAATGGTGGTCGTGCTAAGCAAGCAGATAAGTTTACCAATCAAAAAGCAGAATGCTACTTTAAGCTTGCGGAGTTAATAGAGCAGAACAAAGTAATCTTTAAAGTGAATCAGTTTCGGGATGTAATTGTGCAGGAACTGGACATGATACGCAGGCGGCAACCGGAAGCCGATGGCAAACTCGCTGTGATAAGCAAAGATGAAATAGCCAGGATGCATGGCAAGTCACCTGACTATGCAGATGCTATCATGATGCGCATGTATTTCGAACTTTTCCCGAATTACGGCAGCTATTCTTGGGCATAGCTGTTCTCAATTTTAACAATTTTTAACAAGGTAGGTGTAAGTATTTATACTATCATTGCACCATCAATAACAAAAAACAACAACATGAAAGCAAGTAAAGTAATCAAGTACATCGTATGGGGCGCAATCTGTTTGGCACTTCTTAACTACTGCCAAGAGTTAAACGATTGCCTAATGAAGTATTAATCCTAAATCACAATAACATGAACAGTTTTCACAAAGACAACTTAGAAGCATTGCAAAAGTTTCAGCAAATGCTTAACGCTGCACCTGATAAGGAAGGCATCGAAAAAACACCCGATGGCAAAGCCGTCACGCTGGTAGTTAGCCACGTAGAAACAACCTTAGATGAAATGTTCTTTGGGCATTGGCGCACTGAAAATTTTAAATGGGAACGTATGGCAAATGAAGTAGTCGGTTCACTTGACCTTGTAGTGATTCACCCGATAACCGGTTACGAATTGCGCAGAACAGGTGCAGCATCCATTGTAATCATGGTGGACAAAGTGCCGAGCCACATTGCCGCAGATCCAATCGAACGCAATAGGTGGGCATTAAACGCAGATAATAAGAAACCTAATGCTTTAGACCTTGCGTTTCCTAAACTCAAAACAGAGTGCCTTAAAAACGCTGCAGTGTCATTTGGAAAGTTGTTAGGTCGCGATTTGAATAGAAAGAACGTAGATGTGTATAAGCCATTCAAGTTAAAAGGCACACTGGCTTCAGCGAATAAGGATGTGCAATACTTACACGAATTGATTGAAAAGGCGCATAGCTTAGACGATTGCGACATCATTCTTCAGGCATGCCCACCTGAACTGCTCAATCAAATCGAACCGTTAATAAATGTTAAAAAGCAGCAGCTATCAGGACTACTGTAATACATTCGCAACAAATAACAAGAACACAATGGAACAAACTAAATTTAGAGCATCGCAGCTTGGTAAGCTTATGACTGATGCACGCACAAAGACAGGACTAAGTGAAACCTGCAAAAGCGCACTGCTGGAAATCTATGTGCAGAACAAGTACAAACGCTACAAAGAAATCAGCAACAAGTACATTGAAAAGGGAATTGCCGTAGAGAATGATGCAATCGACCTTTGGCGCAGGGAACGTGGCGCAATCGTGTTCAAGAATGAACTTAACTTTCAAAATGACTTCATCACAGGTACACCTGATTTGCTAATCAAAGATGGCAGCGAAGTAATCAATGTGCCGGATATTAAATCTTCATGGGATATACACACCTTCATTGATGCAAAGGTCAATGAACTAAGCAAAGATTACTACTGGCAAGGTCAAGCTTATTGCTGGCTAACAGGTGCGCCTAAGGCAACATTTTGTTTCGTGCTGGTCAATGCGCCAAGTCAAATGATAGACACGGAAAAGTACCGCCTATCATTACGCATGAATCTAATAGATCCACAAAGCAATCCTGAATTCATTAAGAAGGCATCGCGCATTGAAAAGAACATGATATTCGACATGCCTACCTACCTTAATGAAAATCCAAACGCAAACCTTGAAAGCGACCTTGCGAATTGGGAATATGATATACCAGTGCAGGAACGCATCCATGAAAAGGTAGTTGAGTTTGATGCAGATGCAATCGCAAAGCTTCAGGAACGTGTACCAATGTGGCGCGAATACCTTAATACTTTGAATGTATGAACGCACTATGCACAATAATCATTTGGGGTGGCATGTACTATGCCACACCCGAATGGATTTCAAAGCAGATACCTGAATGGATGTGGTCACGATATGAAATATACATTGCACCGTATGGCACAAAGCTGTCAAGTATTGCAAACGTGAATCCAAAAACGACAGCACTGATTGGTTTCAGTGCCGGTGGAATGGATGTTTTAAAAAACTACAGTCACGAATATGCATTGTGTGTGCTGCTT